GGAGGTTCGACGATCAACTCCAGGGCCTTCGCCCAGGTTTTCTGCTGCGCCTTCTGCGGCTCGGAGCCGGCGAACTCGGGGCGCTGTGCCTTGCCGGCCAGGAAGAGCGCGTAGCGCTGCGGCCAGGTCGGATCCTGGAGGTCGTATGACTGGGCGTGCACTCGCATGTCGAGCGCAGCCTTGATGAGCTGGGCCTCCGAGGCGGAGGCCCTCTTGGCGCGCCCGCGCACCTTGCGCGCCACCAGGCCCTCCACGGACTCCTTCGGGCTGCTCACCTGAGCATCTGGGGCCTCCGAGGCGCCGGCCTTCTCGGCGCGCTCACGCACCTTGCGCGCAACTAGGTCCTCAACGGACTCCTTCGGGCTGCTCACCTGAGCATCTGGGGCCTCCGAGGCGGCGGCCTTCTCGGCGCGCTCGCGCACCTTGCGCGCAACTAGGTCCTCCACGGACTCCTTCGGGCGGTTCACCTGAACCGCTGGGGACTCCGGCTGCTGTTCCGATGCTGCTCTGGGCTGTGCAGGCTCCTCCGCAGGCGCCACGGCAGTTGGCGCGGGCTCCTGCGGACCGGATTCCTGGATTTCTTCGCCGGGCACCACCGAGGGCGCCCCGCTAGGGGCAGGGGCGGGAGGGGCGCCCGCCGCCGCGGCCCCCCCGGGCGGTACAGCGGCGGGGGCCTCCTGCTCTGCCGGAGAGGACGGCAGAGCCGCCGGACCTGCCTGGGCCTCCGGCGCGGCCACCGCGGCCGGCCCTGCTTGGGCGGCCGTGGGCGTTGCGGTCTGCTGCGCCGGCGCGGCGCCCAGGCCTTGGTCGAACAGGTTGACCAGCCGCAGGGCCAGTTGGGCCGCGCGCTGGGGGTCCATCTGCGAGACGCGCTGCTGCGTCCCGCGGGTCTTCTGGCGCTCGTAGACCAGGTCCTCGGCCTCCCGACGGAACGCCTCCAGCTGGCGCTGCATACCCGTCGGGATCTTCGTGCGCAGGATCGAGTTGACGAGCCGGATGGCCGCGTCGGCCAGCGAGCGCATGAAGCCGGGGTTCCCGGTGGCTATGCGCACGGCCCGCTGGCGGTCGCGCAGGGTCAGGTCGATGTACCCGACCAGGGACTCGACGTACCGGGAGAAACCCTCGTTGGCGATCTCCGGCCCTTCCAGGGCGGCCCCGGTCGCCACCAGGCGCTCGACCCCGTACTCCTCCATCGCCTGCCGCATCCCGTCCGGGTCGACGGCGACGATGTCGGCGTAGGCCCGCTCCCAGGACTGGCGCCGCGAGGTCCGATACCAGTGCGCGAGCTCATGCAGCGCCACCGCGCGCATGCGCTTCCAGGAGGGCGCATTGGCGTCCAGCACCAGGGCGCCGTCCAGGTGGAGGCCCGAGAGCGGGAGCGGCTTACCGGCATCGACCCACACGGCCTCGACGCCGCGCTCGTCCAGCCAGGACTGGGTCCACTTCTCGATCGGCCCGCGCGGCTTGACCAGCCGGGCGGCCTGCACGTGGCGGTCGTCCAGGAACCCGGCCTGGCGGTTTGCGGCCACCAGGCGGGCCGCTGCGCGCTGCCCGAGTTCGGACACCTCATCTGCGTCGACCGGGATGCGCGGCTCGCGTGCGGCCGCGCGGGCGGCCTCCTGCGCCTCGCTCCAGGCCGGGGGCAGGATGTCCGTGTCGCCCGGGCCGGGCGGCTGGGGAGCGCGAGCGGGGCCGCCGGCGCTGGGTGGCGCTCCCGGTTGGGGAGCGGGGGCCGTCGGTGGCTGCGCGGCCCCGCCCTGTGCTTGCCCGCGTCCCTTGAGGGCGCCCGAGACGAGTTCCGCGGCGCCCGCGGCCGTGCCCGGCAGCGCGAAGGCGATTGCCTCGGCGGCGGCCTGCTTGGCGCTGGGGATCACGTTCGCCCAGGGATCGCCCAGGAGGGCGGCGCGCAGGGCGTCCCCGAAGCGCTCCTCGCCCATCTCGTGGATGACCCCGTGCCAGCCGGTCTTGGACGCCAGCTTCTCCAGCGTCTTGGCCAGGGTCGCGTCCGGCGTGATCGCCAGGTACTCGCCCAGGAGGCGGGTAGCGAGCGTCTTGAGCCCGAGATCGCTGGGCACCAGCCCGCCGGAGTGCTCGGATAGGTTCTCGATGTAGGTGTCGAGAACGCCCTTGGGCAGCGCCTCGGCGAGGCTAGGCAGCGACCCGGTCAGCACGACCTCGCTGCGGTCGTCGGTCAGTCCCAGCCGCTCCTGGAGGGCGCGCTGGCCGGCGGAGGCCAGGATGCGGCCGGGCATCAGGGCCGTCTGCACCGCCGACGTTCCCAGCACGCCGATGCCCTTCGAGACGGCGCGCGCGGCTTGGTTCTCCAGGACCTCGCGCAGGGACTTCTTGATGGCCGCCGCCGCAGTGCGCATCGCGCCGGTCTGAGCCAGGCGCTCGGCCGCGTGCACCTTCGTAGCGGCGAACTCGATCGCGTAGGCCGGCAGGTCCGTGAGGATCTTCGTCACCAGGTATCCGGTCGTCGTGTCGCGGCCTCCACGCTCCAGCAGATCGCGGATCTTGTCGACCTCCTCCTGGGTGGCGGACCCGTTCTCGATCTTGCTCGCCAGGTCGTAGAGCTCGTAGACCTTGCCCGCCGAGACGAACTGCCCGAGGAACGGCAACTGCTCTGCACCGACCTCGGAGAGCGCGTCTGCCGCGGTGAGCGGCGGCCGCAGGCCGAGCGCTTCCCCGAGGGTGGCGGGCGGCTTGGGCGTGACGCGGGCGAACTTCGTCGTCGGAACCGTGACCGGCTCCCCGGTCATGAGGCCCAGGGCTTCGCCGAGCGTCTGGGGAGTCGTCACGTCCTGCATGGGCGTGGGCTACTTCTTCTTCGGGGTGAGCGTCTTCTTGAGCAGCGCCGCGATCTCCGGCGGGACCTCGCCGTACTTGTCCGCGTATTCCATCGCCAGCTTCGCCAGGGCCTCCCGCGCCGAGGCGCGCGTCTTGTCGAGCTCGCCCGGAGCCCAGCGCTCGCCGGAGTCCTGCTGGAGGCGCGACAGGTTGTCCGCCAAGCTCGCCAGCTGCCGCAAGGCTTTGACCTGCTCCTGCGTGCCGGCATCCATCTGGGGCTGGGCCGGCAAGTCGAGGATGACTTCACCCGTGCTCCCGGCCTTGGACTTGAGCCGCGACTGCAAATCCTGCCTGCGCGCTTCAGCCCGGTTGCTCGCCTGAACCTCGTCGTCCCATGCCTTCATCTGCTCGGACGTGACCGGCTCGAACTGGACCTGGTTGATGTCCGTGTTCGGGTCGAGGCCCTTCGCCTCGAGGATCTGCCGCGCCAGGGACGGGTCGCCTTTCTCCAGGGCCTTGCGGACGCGCCACTGGGTACGGCCGTCGACGTACACCGGCTTAGGCTCCGCCGTCTGCACCACGCCTGGCCCGCCCGGAACGCCGCCCGCCTGCGCGCCGCTGTGCGCCGGGCCGGCACCGCCGGCCTGCGGGCCGCTGGGCGCCGCGCCAGCGCCGCCATCCGGAGCATCGTCCATCCAGCCGAACTTGCGCCGGTATATCGGCGTGATGGCCGCGATCTCCTGGTTGACCATCTGCTGGTAGAGGTCGGGATCGTCGCGCAGGAGCGAGGCGTAGCGCCGCTGCGCTTCCTGCCGTACGGCGTCCTCGACGATGGCCTGCGACTCGGGATCGGCCTCCGACCACTTCCGGCCCCAGCCGCGGCCTCGCTCCTCCGAGGAGGCGCTGTGCAGGATCTTGCGGAGCTCCTGGTCGGCCCTGGCGAAGTCGTCGTCGTAGCTGCCGGCCTTGATCGCACCCTGGAGCATGCGCAGTTGGCGCCGCACATCGGGGCTCACGGAGCGCAACATGCTCGTATTCTCCAGCTCGCCTTGCACCTGATCGAGCAGGTCCTGGCGGATCGCTTCGAGGCCGTCGCGCCGGGCGTGCGCGTCGCGCACTGCTCCGAGCGCCTCCTGGACCTGCATCGGGTCCCACACGGCATTGGGGTCCCCGATCGTCTGCGCGAGGCCCTGGAGGCGCGACATGGCCTGCTCGTCCCCGCGGAACGTCGGGTTGTCCATCATCCCGCCGAGCATCGACTTCGTGCGCTCGCGCAGGTACGGGTCGATGTCCTTCTTGAGCGACTGGACGATGTCGCCGGCGAAGGCGTTGCGCGCGATCGAGAGTTCCCGTGGGTTGGCCCCGCGGATCTCCTTGAGCATTCCGACGCGCTCGGCGAGCTTCTGGCGGACCTCGGGAGGCAACTGCCCGCCGAAGAACTTGCTCGCCAGGGTGCTCGCTTCGGTGTGCAAGCCAGAGAGCAGACGCTGGAGTTCGTTGTCCGCGCCTCCCTCCATCGCCTGCGCTTCGTAGCGCGCCTGGCGCTCTGCCGACTCGACCTGCGTAGTGAGCAAGCGCTCTTCGAGCGGAGCGGTCTTCGCGCGCCGCTCCTCCTCGGCCTTGATGAGCGCGCGGCGGTCACGCGCGTCCGCGAGGAGCTCCAACGTCCGGGCCATGTCGGACCCCAGGGCGATGCCCTGCTGGACGTTGCCGAGCGCCTCGGCGAAGGCGTTGGTGTGGTGAATGACGACCATCTAGGCCACCCGCTTGAAGTCCACGTCCAGCTTGGAGTAGTCGACCCAGGCCCAGCCGTGCATCGACCAGACCGCGCCCGGCACGTGATCGACCTCGTCGGCCATCACGCCCTGCCAGACGTGGTCGGGGAACTGCCGGTAGCGGAACCGGTAGACCGGGATCCCGCTGGGCGAGGTCCCGATCCGCTCGATGTCCGTCTTGAGGCGCCGGTCGGAGCCCGCGAGGATCGCGGCCGTGCCCAACTGCGCACCGATCCCGAGCAACTGCTCGAACGTGCTCGGCCCGCCAGTGTGCTGCACCCCGCCGAGCGCGCCGGCGAATCCGGTGCCCCAGCCCATCTGCGCATTAGCCGTGTTGCCGGCCGTGCCGGCCATGTTGCCCAGCGCGTTCATCTGCATGCCAGCGCCCTGGAGCATCGTGCCGGCCTGCATGCCCGCCAGCGCCTGGTCGATCTGCGCGTAGGCGGAGGCCGTCGACAGGTCCGAGGACATGCCGATCTGGTCGGCGAGCGTCGAGCCGCCCAGGCCGCGGGATGTCAGGTTCTGCTGCGCCTGCGAGGCCGCGCCCTGGATCCCGGATTTCGCGGCCAGCTTGGCGGAGAGCGCCGCGCCCTTCTGCGCGTTGAGGGCGCCCAGCGTCGCAGCCTGCGCGATCGGAAGCTGCTGGTTGGCGTATCCCTGCGCCACGCCCCACTGCCCCATCATCTGCGGGTAGAGGGACTCGTAGATCCCCATCATCTTGTTGACGTTGGCCTTGTTCATCTTGGCCGCGTCTTTGCCGGGGTTACTGAACAGACCGCCCATCGGCGACCTCCTTCGTGCGAATGAGCTCGTAGGTGATGTGCTCGGCGTCCAGGCCAACGCGCCGGAAGCCCAGGGAGCCGGCGAATATCTGCGACCCGACGTGGTCGCGGTTCACCCGCGCGATGAGGCGCCGGTAGCCCAGCGTGTTCGTCACGTACTGGATCACGGTCTTCGCTGCGCGGTACGCGGGCCGTCCGCGCGCTTGCGGGAGGGCCGCGATGTGCATGTCGAGCGTGTCGTCGTCGACGATGCGTGCGACGATGCAGCCGCCCGCGTTCTCCCCTGCCCAGAACTTGAATACGAGCGAGCAGCGGAACAGCCAGTCCAGGTCGGCGTCGCGCTCGATGTCGAGTTCCATACCGGCCCGGACGCTGTCGTCGAGCATCATGGTCGCGACAAACTCGCGGTCAGCCGCGCGCCCAGGCAGTCTGGTCACGGTCACGCTCACGTCTTGAGGAACCCCCCATCCCGCAGCGCCTGGAGCAGCTCGTTCACCTTGGTCACGACAGTCGCAACCGCAGCGCCGGTTGCGAGGTCCGCGACCGGATCCGCTGGCTTCACGCCGAGCTTGTTCTTGACCGCGACCAGGGGGGCCTCGAAGTCGAGCTCGATCGCCTGGCGCGCGGCGAGCGGCGGCTTCACGAACAGGGTGATGCCGTCCCCCTCGTCGAAGCGCATCGGCGCGCGGAGCTTGACCTCGACCTTCCCGGAGCGGTCGCGCGTGAGGCCGCGGCCGGGGTCGTCGCCCGCCAGCGCCGACACAGTGCGGCGTCCACGCGCGGAGTCGTCAGGGTTGCCGGTCCAGCGCGAGCTCACGTGTACCGGACCTCCCGGCCGGCCGGGTAGAACTCGGCCATCAGCCGCTCGATCGCCCAGCGGTTGCCCGGCTTGGCGCTCTTGAGCCGCACCCACACGAAGCCGCCCGAGGCCGTGTCGCCAGAGGCGAGGGAGAGGCCGGGCCGCCAGGTACCCGTAGCGACACGGGAGCCCTTGTCGTCCGCCGTCTCGGCCGCGTAGAGCTCCCAGCCGACCTCCCCCTGCCCGTCCGCGAGGATCGCCTGAAGTCCGGTCACCCGGATCTCGTCCCCCATCGAGGGCATGCGCAGCGGCCCGTAGACGACCTCGGAGTCGATCGCGGTGCCGTCGTCGTCCGCAGCCTCCACGTCCAGCTTGCGCAGGTAGGAGTCCTCGCAGCCCCACAGGATGGCCCGGTCGTTCGGCTCGTCCCCGTCGACCACGACGAAGCACGTCGGCTGCACGTTCGTGGATCCCGTCTTCCCGAACGTGTCCTCCCACTGGCCGTTGGTCTTCTCCTCCCAGAAGAAGTGCCGCACCGGCACCCCGCCGGACCCGTAGGGCACGACGAGGACGTGCAGGCCCTCCATGCGCACGTCCGTGTTCCAGACGAGCTCGACGCGGTAGGCCGACAGGTCGACCTTGGCCATCTCCACGTCGATCGTGTGGAGCGAGACTCGCTCGGGCATCGAGCCCACCGTCATGACGTAGAGCCCGCCGCGCGAGCCCCAGAACCAGACGCGGCCCTTCGTGTCCGTGGTCCAGGCTCGGCCATAGGCCACGCCCGTCTTGTCGGAGACGCGGTCGAACACGCCATTGTCGGCGGGGTCGCCGGTGAGCCGCCAGATGGACGAGTCGCACCCGAAGAGCAGGTGGTCGTCGTTCAGGGGCATCAGGGCGTTGACGATATCGGGCGAGTCGCCAGCCAGCGCCGAGACCGACGAGATCGCCTGCTGCTTGTCGGGGATTGCCGGCAGCACGTTGTGGTCATTCGGCTTGCCCTGGCGGCTCATGTGCCATAGCGCCGGGTTCTCCCCGCGCGCGAGCACGATGCGCGATCGCCAGCGAACCAGGAGTTCCATGTTGGGCGGAATCTTCCCGGCCGACGAGGGCTTCCAGTAGGAGAGCACGTCCGTCTTCGGGTCGTAGACGAAGTACCGCAGCCCGTCCGTGGCATACCACTTCCCGAGCAGGTTGTCCGACGAGATGATGCGCGCGTCTGGGTTGAACAAAACCCCTGTGAGCGTTCCGGTTCCGGCTGGCGCGGTGACGGTGCCTGGCGCCTCCCAGCGCTTGAGCTGGCCGGCCGCGATGGCCAGGTTGGTGACCGCCCGGTGGCTGCCCGTCGTGGCCGTGACCGAGACGAGCTCGATCTTGTGGATGGACTCGACCGGCGGTGCGCTCGCAGCCGCCACTCCTACGCTCGCGCGCGAGAAGCACACGATGAAGCGCGCTCGCGCGTACTCGGTCACGCTCACCGGGCTCGTCTTGAAGTCGAGCGGAAGCGGAGTCGTCGCGTCGCCGATCACGTAGGGCGGCGTGCTCGGGTCAACCCGGATGGCCATGACCTGCTGATCGTCCGGGAAGAGGTTGCCGCCCTGGCCGTAGGCGATGAGGCGGCTCATGTTGTAGCCGCCTCCGTTGGGCTGCCCGCGTTCGGCGTGGACGAAGTATTGCAGCCCCACCGAGGCGCCGTCGTCCTTGAAGAACGGCTGGTAGAGGTTGCCGAACTCGTCCACGTCCAGGCGCGTGTTGGGGTAGGTCAGGTCGTAAGACCCCGGGACCGGCGTATACGGCGTGTAGGGCAGGTTCAACGGCATCGTGTTCACCCACGCGCCGTCGCCATCCGCGATCGAGTAGCTGTCGCCTTTGTCGATGATCCGCCGCACGCCGACGTGGTCGTAGTAGGGGAGCCCGCCGAACGTCGCGGTTACTCGCGGCCCCGTGCTGTAGACGGCGTTGTTGCGGCTGGCTCGCACTCCATGTCCGACACCGCCGACCGGAACGTTCTGCCAGGTCGTGGCCGCCCACAGGAGCTCGGCATTGACCGCGCCGTACTTCGCCAGGATCCCGTAGGTGCTGGTGATGAGGAGCTCGGGCGGGGTCCCGGCCGCTCCGGGTCGGAGCGGGGGCGTTGCGGCGTAGGGGTGAGTGCCCGGGAGCAGGTGCGCGATCCCGTGCTTGTGCGCGAGATAGCCCTCCAGGCGCAGGCCGTCTCCGCCAGCGCTGTAGAAGGTGGAGAAGTCCGCGCTCGGATCGCCCAGGACGATGATCTCGAGGATGTCTCCCTTGAACGGGTCTAGGTCGGCCGTGTTCTGGAAGTGGTCGCCGAGGATCGTGCGCGCGAACGCTGCGTGCTGCGTCGGCACCCACGTCATGGCCGTGGCGGCCCCGTTGAGGCGGACGTTCGCGGTCGGAGATCCGCCGGCGAGGTTCTGCGTGATAGCGACGATGCAGACGCTTGGGGACGTGTCGAAGTTGTTGCCCGCAGCCATGTTCGCCGGTGGCGTGTTGGCCGTCGTGCTTTCCTCGTACCAGGACACCTTTCCACGCGCGACCGTGCCGAGGGTATTTGCGCCGTTGTTGTCGCGGTTCACTCCCAGGAACTGCTGGTCCGCGAAGGCCCCGCTGATGTTGTCGAACTGCGAGACGACGCACTGGCCGGCCGCCGCGGCAGGCTCCGCCGAAGAGGGCAGGTACGGACGCATGACGATGAGCATGGTCCAGGACATTCCCGTCGTGCCGGGCCAGAGGGTGCGGTGCGAGTCGAAGGCGCCGCCTCCGCCGCCAAGCGCCACGTCCGAGCGCAGTTGGGTGTCGATGCCGTTGAAGCGCACGCTGGGGCGGTAGCCCACGCCACGCTTGATCCAGGTCGGACCCTTCTTTCCGGGCGTCTTGCGCATGTGGCGCCCGTTGCCGCTCTGGTCGAGCCACATGTCCATCTCTGCGCCGTCCTCGGACAGGACCGCCCAGGCATCGAGCCAGCACCAGGCGTTGCTGTTCCAGCGCGCGGAGTCGCGCGGCGACCAGGAGATCGAGGATGGGGTGAACTGCGAGGCCCGTGGGTGCTTGCCGCGGTTGGGGTTCGGCGGAGAGGCCACGTAGATTTGCCCTTCCTCGCCCACGTCGAAGTTGACGACCGGGTAGGCGACCTGGTCGGTGATGGTGGCGATGTAGGGCTCGACGTTCGGGACGAACACGCCCGTCGCGTTGATCCCGGAGTAGACGACGATCGCGGAGCGCCACTGCTCGACATCGTTCTGGACGGTGTAAAGGCTGCCGAGCGTGACCTTCATCGCCTCGACGTAGAGCTCCGTGTCGATGGTCCATTCGACCTGTGGCGTGCCGTCGTCCTCCTGCTCGCGGTACTTCCAGATGCGGCTCTGGCGCTGGGCGCCGCCCTCCGAGACGCCGACGTAGATGCCGCCGACTCCGTCGATGGCCAGCGCACGAAGCACGTGCTGGGGATCGCGCGTCGGGACCGAGATGTTCCAGACCAGCTCGCCCTCGGAGTTGTATTTGACCAGGTACGTCTGGGAGACAATGGCGTAGACGTTGCCCTGGGAGTCGATTGCACCCTCGGGCGAGTGGTTCCGGCCCGGCGGCACCTTGCGCCATTCCAGGTCGTTCGAGGTCTGCGCGGGGCCGGTCGCGGCGTAGGACTTGCGCTTGTTGTCGAACGTGATGCTCGCGGCGTGCTTCACCGGAGCCGAAGTCGCGCCGTCGATCTTCGCGCTCACCAGCTTCGTCAGGCCGGCGCGCTGCGCGATCCGCTGGCGCCCGGTGACGGGGTCGATCCCGCGCACGTTCTTGGCCGTCTCCGTCGTCCCAGGCTGCTGGGAGACGTAGGCGAGCTTGTCGCTCCGGCCGAAGAACGGGGGCGGGATCTCCAGCTTCACAGGTCAGTCCACCGGTCGGTAGAAGACGGCGCAGCCCGTCAGGCTTGACGTTGAGCTCGACTGGGTGGCCATCGTCGGATCCTAGCTCGGGTCCTGCACGAGCGTGCGGAGGGATGCGGTCTGGTGGCGCGAGTGACGCATGGCCTCGACCATCCCGCCGCGCATCGCGCCGTAGCGGGACTGGATGCGGCCGTCCGCCAGCATCGCGGTCTGGAAGAGCCCGCCGCCCATCAGGGCCGCGAGCCGGTCCGAGAGTTTCTCCTGCGCCCACTCGACGTTGCCGAGGAAGAACTCGGTCACGGCCTCGACCAGGAGGCTCTCCATGAACGAGGGCAGGTCGAAGTGGTCGGTGTTCGCCGTGCGGTCGACCCACCCGGCCCGGTAGATCAGCGTCAGGGCATCGTCCATGTCCGCATCGGGCGCCGGCCAGATTTCGAGCCGCGGTCGCGGGGGCGGGCCGCCGACAGGAGCCGAGGGGTAGGCGATGCAGCCGATGTAGCTCCAGGAGCGGTCGAGCACCCCCATCGTGCGGAACTCCTGGAGCGTGGTCATGTCGACCAGGCGGAAGAACGTCACCAGGCCGTTCGTGCCGAACACGCCGCGGCCCTGGATCTCGCCGAAGTCGTCGGGAAGGATCACGTAGCTCTGCGTGGCCGCCAGATCGAGCGTGACCGGGACGCGCTCGCGCCACTTCCAGTTGTGGCAGGACGTGAGCCAGCGCCCGGCCTCGTTCAGAATCGAGAGGAACGACACGCCGCTGGGCAAGGTCTTGCCCACTCGGCGTACCACGCGGTGCTCGATGTCCTGGACGGTCAGTGTCGTGGTCATAGTCGCTCCGCAGTCGAGGTGCCCGTGGGGCGCCGGCGGCTGTGGGCCGGCGCCCCTCGGATCGGGAACGCAGGGTCAGCGACCGCCGCAGACGCCGTCGAACATGACGTTGATGGTGCCCGTGCCGGCGCCACCGATAGCGTCCAGCGTGACCGGCGCCACGATGTGCGCCGTGCCAGACATCGTGTTCGAGATCGTCAGGTAGCGCTGCCCGTTGGTCACGTACCCGAAGTTGCCCGCCGTCACCGCGCCGCCAGCGCTGTATTGGGCGGTCACGACCTGGCCGCGGACGATGGCGCGCAGGTAGGCCCCCGCAGCGACGGCCTCCGTGGCGACACAGACCGGGCAGGTCTGCGCGTGGATCGCGGTCGGCTGGATCACCTTGGTCCAGGGCGACGTGGAGCCCGAAACGAGGTTGTAGTCGAGGCCGCTCGCCAGGTCGAAGCCGAGGATGTCCCCGACGAGGGTAGAGCTGCCGGTCCCGTTGTAGACGTAGATGATCTCGTCCACGATCTGGAGGCCCGTCGGGCCTTGAGTCGAAGCCAGCTTCATGTGTCTGTTCTCCTTGAGGTAGTGGTGAAGAAGGCCTCGATCAGGACAGCGTCGCGCTGGGGTAGACGATGAACTGCCGACGCAGGCTGCGCGGGTACAGGTTGTGCCACTGCTGGACGACCTGCACGTAGGTGCCAACCTGGTTGGGGTGCTCGCGCACCTTGCCGACCTTCATGTAGTAGTTCTGGTGCAGCACCGGGAAGAGGTACTTGGGGTTGATGCCCCAGTACCGCGGGCCGGCCGCCGTCGCCGTGTTGTAGGGGTTGAGGCCACCCGTCGCCGGGCCGGGGTGCAGCGCGGCCGTGTCGAGGTTCGACACCCACACCAGGTCGATCCCCGCGAACACGGGGTGCGGGTAGTGCGGGTCCTGCGCCGACATGAGGTGGTCGTTCGCCTGGCGCAGCGCGACCTCGTAGTTGGTGACGCCCTCCAGGCTGGTGGCGATGTACGCCGCGTTGCTCGTCGGGTCGCTGTAGCCCTCCTTCGAGGGCAGCGGGGCGAAGCGGCTCTTGTGGAACGCGCGGCTCAGGGCGCCAAAGCAGTCCCAGTCCTCACCAATGGCGAGGCTGTCCGGCGAGTCCGCATACGTCTCGCGGATGTTGTCCCACTTCGGGTAGGTCGTCGGGGACAGGCCGCCCTTGGTCGTCCACGTGCCGGTCACGGCCTCGGTGTAGAGGCCGTTCGTCTTCTCGTTGACGAAGCAGGGGATGGAGTACGGCACCTTGCCGCCCGTGTCCTCCATCGTCGACTTCTTCGGGGTGGCGAAGAGGTCGTCCTCGCACCCGTTGAACCACGAGGTCCACAGGCGCTCCCACTTGAGGTTCTTGATGTCCTTGAACTTGTGGAACCACCCCTCATCGGAGAGGTAATCGCCGTTGTCGTTGAGCTCGATCTCCTGCTCGGTCCACGCGATGTGGTCCAGCGTGTACTTCCACGGGATCGAGTGCGCGACCGACACCTGCGGGTTCTGCCAGATGAACTCCTGGTTCGGCTGGACGTGCTGGCGAGTGCTCTTCTCGTCGAACATCACGATGTCGTCGATGGTCTTGCCGCCCTTGAGCACGCGGCTCTCGCCGGCGCCCTTGAGCATCCGGCCGTAGAGGTACGTGTTCTTGACGGCCTCGTTGAGCACGTCCTTGGGACCGGTCAGGATCGCCGGCCCCGTATTGGTCATGAAATCGTTGAACTGTTCGATGCCGATGCCCGGCATAGGTCACCTTCTGTTGTTGGAGTGAATCGGTCAGCGGCCTCGCTCGATGCGCCGCCGAGCGTCCTCGCCACGTTGGCCTCGCACGATCGCCATGCCGATTGCCCGCTCCCGCTGTTCAGGGGTCAGGATCTTCGAGCCCGGCGCCGTGATCTCCGACGTGTCGACGCGCCCGTAGCGCTCCGCCTCGTCCGCCTGCTTAGCCTTACGCTTCGCCAACGCCTGGATCTCCTCGGCGTAGACCACGGCTGCCGCTTGGCGAACGAGCTTCGGGAGGCCCTTCATGCCTTGCCCGGTGAACTTGCCCGTCTTCACCAGCGTCTCGACCTGGTCCACGACGCGAGCCCATTCGTCGTCGTCTTTCGTTTGCGGAAACTCTGCCCGCAGACCGCCACGGACGACTTCCAGCGCGAGCTCGAAGCCGAAGGCTTCCATCCGGCGCTGGGTGTCCTGGTACTGCTTGTGGGCCTGGATGATGGGCGCGAGCGTGCGTTGCAGCGGCTCCTTGGCCTCGTCGCCATACACGTCCACGAAGGGTTGGACCAGTGCATCCAGGTCGAACGGGTCGGTGACCTTGACCTCCGTTCCGGCCGGCGCGTCCTTCTTCGTGGCGCCATTGGCGATGGCCTTCGCCTCCTCCAGGCGCTCGTTGACCTCGCGGCTGATCTTCGCCTGGTGCTTGGCCAGGGCGATGACCTCGGCTCGGTCCAACTTGGCGAGGATGGAGTCGGCGCTCTTGCCGAGCACGCGGCGGGCCTCCTTCCGAGCTCGTTCGAGCTCGGGGTCGGAGTCTTCGTCTTCTTGCGTGTCGGGCTTGTCCGGCTCGCCCTCGTCCTCTTCGGCGGCCACGTCGGCCGTCGTCTTGCCCTTCGCCGTCTTGGGCTGGGGCTTCTCGTCGGGGTCCTGATCCGGGACTTCGTCCGGGACCACGTCCTCGATGAACGTCTCAGCGGCGACCTCGCGCGCCTTCTCCTCGCGCTTCGCCTTGTTGGGGTCGCTCTCTCGCTTGAGCAGATTGCGCAGGTACTCGTCGCTCTTCTTCTCGGCCGTTCCGCCGTCGGGAGCATTGGGCTTGCGGCCGCCGCCCTCGGGATCGCCGTCGTCCTGCACTTCGCCGCGCGCCACGGCCTGGCTAAACTTGGTCGGGGCACGCGGATCCCGGACCTTCGCCGGCGCGGCCGGCTTGGCCTCGGGTGTGGGGGTGTTCGTCGTCTCTGCCATCGGGGGTTCCTCTCAGCGGTCGTAGACCATCGGCCGGGTCGTGTTGTCCCGGGTCTTCTTGGCATAGTCCTGCCAGTCGCCGCGCGTGCGGAAGTACGGGCGGCCGTCAGGCAGGTGCTCCTTCGCCAGCGGGTCCCACAGCGGCGCCGACCAGGAGGCGCCCTCGAACTTGGGTACGTTCATCTGCGGCGGGGACTCGATCACGCGCCTGAACCATTTGCCCTTGTGCTTACGGCGAGATCCGTAGGCCGGCCGCTCTTCGATGGAGAAGAACAGGCTCACGCGCTCGCCATCCTTCGACTCGAACTCGTACGTGGGCATGGCTACGTCTGTTGCGCCCGCCGCGGCAGGCTCGCGGACTGGGCCTGCTTGACCTGCGCGCCGGCCTTCGCGCCCGAAGAGAGGCCCGCTAGGCCAGCGCCGGCGCCGGTGTTCGATGGGAAGGGCTGGGCCGGACGAACCTGCGGCCTCGCCGGCCCGGCGTTGCCGAGGCCGACATCGCCCGTCGCGCGGACCTGATCCTGGCCGGGCAACGCCATCATCATCCCGCCAAGCTTCGCGGCCACATCGAAGTCGATGAGGTCGGCGAGCTCGGGCATGTTGTTCGTGTCCGCGATCATCTGGAAGAGGAGCTTCCAGCGCACGTGCGGGTTCATCGGCACGATCGGCGCAATCGCGGTCGACAGCTGGATCGCCTGCTGCATCCGCGCCATCTGCATGGCCTCGGAGGTTCGCTCCATCGAGTACGGCTCGATCTTGATCTCCAGGTGCTCGAACGAGAGGCCGGTCTTCTGGAAGAAGTACCCGCCGTGGAACCAAGGCTCCGCGGGGATCGCAACCGGCCCCATCGGCCCTTGGATCACCTGCGGCTGCTGGCCGAGATCCGCGGCCGACTCCGCGCCGAGCGGAATGGCGAACTTGTTGGAATGGTAGATGTACCAGGCCATCCGCTTGAGAACGCGGGCGGTCTGCGCGGTAAAGCGCTTCTTCAGGAAGCCCATCCGCGTCTCGCTGGCCTGGTCCGCGATCTGGTTCTCCGTGGCTGTACCGACGCCCGACACCGAGCCGCGTTGCGCCTCCTGCATCGCGGTCGCACGGTCGAGCCGCTCGCGCGCCATCCCGATGTAGGCGATCTGCTCCTGCGTGATGCCGCCGAGCTCGACCTGGATCACCTTCTGCTTGTCGAGGCCGTTGACCGGGACCACGAACATGTCCGGGTCCTTGCGGATGCTCTCGATCAGTCCGGGGTCGCGCGCGTCGACGAACACCAGCCGCTTGTACTGTGCTGCGCTAACGCTCGCGGCCGTCACGTGGTCGTTCAGATCCTCGACCTGGACCTCGGTAGCCACGCACGGCGCGAGCGGGAACGTCTCGTCTGTGACCGGGTACATCCCGAAGAGCTCGTAGGGGCCGTCCGGCGGGCCAAAGAACGGGATCGGCTTGCGCAGCATCTTCGCGCGCGTGCGTCCCTCGGCCGGGTTCTCGATCGAGAGCGTGAACAGCGTGCCGTGGAACCCGTCGTCCGGACCGACCTTCGATCCGCGCGGCAGGTGCCCAGGTACCCACATCTGCACGCCCACGATCAGTCCACGGTCGCGCATCTCGCGCTGGTCGTAGCCGAGTTCCTCCAGGTGGCTGTCGACGGCCGCCTCGCGGATCGCCTGCGCGTTCCAGCCGCTCTCGGGGTCGTCGAGCGCCTCGCGGAGCAGGTCCTCCTTCGAGCGGGCGAACACGTGGCCGCGGAAGCGCGTGTCGGCCCAGCGCTTGGCTTGGTGGTCCCAGAATGCCTCGCGCAGCGTCTTGTGCCGCAGGATCGGCCTCCACGGCCGGCCCTTCGCGTAGAAGCCGCCGACGTGCTCTGTCTCTGAACTCACGCCTATCCAGGGCTCGAAGTCGACCACCCCGAATCCCCATTGCTGGAGGGCATCGAAGGCGAGCATCGTCAGCGGCTCGCACATGTCCGTGTCCGCGACTAGCCGGTTGAGGCTGTGCTGGATGCCTCGCGCGATCGCACCCATCGACGCCGGCAGCGTGGTCGTCACCCGCACGCGCGGGTTGTCGAACACGATGCGCGGCGCCACGAGCGACAGATACTCGAAGTCGTGCGCTTCGAGCGGGAAGGACTCGTCCGCCCCAGGCTCCTGCTTGCCGAAGTACGGGCCGGTGTACCGCCGCTTCCGACCAGGCAGCCGCTCGAGGTACGCATCCCGGACGGCCGCGCTGGCGCGGTACTCCTCGTAGAGCTTGCGGGCGGACAGGTCCACCGCTCAGTACCCGCTGGGCTTCGGACGCCCCTTCTTCTTGCCCTTGCACTTCTTCATCGGGTCACTCTCCGCCCAGGTCGCCACTTGCGCGGCGCCCTGGGCTCCTTGATGTTCCAGCCGCAGATGTCGGCCACGCTGCCCCGCGGCGGAGGAGGGGCGGCGGGGAGCTCGGGCATACGATGGAGCCAAACGCCCATCGCCAAGTAGCGCGTGGCATCGCAGCCGTGGTCGGCACAGGTCGGGTCCGGCCGGTCCTTGTTGACCTTGCCCTCCTCGACCTTCTCGTAGGCGTAGCTCTCGATCTCCTCTTCGGTGCAGGTCGGAGATCCCGAGTCGAGCAGTTCCTGGTCGATGCCGAACCGCAGCGCGTCCTTCACGAAGAACATGCGCGGCGGGTCCTGCACCGCCTCGTTCGTCAGCACCTGCTGGTTGCCCAGCGCCCACGCCACCGTGTCGATTCCGGCCCGAACGTCGTTCTCGGCGCCCAGCGCGATCCGCGGCATGTCGCGGCCGCGCAACGGGCCGATGCGGTCGTTCAGCTTCTCGATCAGGTCCTTCTCGCTGGGGTCGACGAAGATTGTGTGCATCGGGAACTCCTCATACAGCTCCGTGATGCGCTCCGCCCACCAGTCCGTCTGCCGGCGCGTGCGATAGACCTCCGCCACGCGGTAGGCGCGCTTCTGGCCGTCGAGGCCCCAGACCTGGAAGCACGCTGGCGCAGTGAACCCGTAGTCCATCGCGCCATACCAGGCGCGGATGTCCCACTTGCGCCAGTCCGGCTTGCCCGTCGCCGGATCGACCTCCGGCGGGTAGACGCAGTGGATCGCGCGGTCGAAGCACTCCCAGACGAGGCCCTCCTCGGCCTGCCACTTGCCGAGGAAGTACCGCGCGTATCGGGCTCCGGTCAGGCGCGACAGGCGCCCGAGGTATGCCTTGCCGACATGGGTAGGCTTTCCCTCTC